CTAGCAAGGTGATACGAGAGCCATTTGGTAAATCAACTCTCAGTTCTGTTTCGTTAAATTTTGTGTAGGGTATTTTGGCGGTGAACTGTTTTATATAATCCCAAGCAATAGCCTTTGATTGTTTGAAGGTGGGTGATATGTAGGCGTACCTAGGATTTTTATTCTTAGAAGTTAAAGCTGATCTTATCAAATGATTTAAAACTGCTACAGTTTTGCCAAATCTTCTATGACAAACTAATACATTCCATCTATATTTATCTATTTGTTTATGTAAGTAAGCCTGATGCTTACGAGGCGTATAAGGTATTTTTATGTCCATACTTAATGAATTAATTTACTAGGCATTTTATCATTAGGCTCATAATCAAAACCTAAACATAGCATAGCAAATGTAATAAACAAATGTGCAGAAGCCTCATGTTTGAAGCCTTGAAACATTAATACTACATCGTTTGTGCCTTTTTCTACAAAGCATATTGAATCTAAATCTTGTTTGGTAAATTCATCCATATACTACATTTAGTTTATATTTGTAGGTCTGTCAAAGGGTGGCTGTGTGTAAGGGAGTCCTCGAGTCACATGTATATATATATATAAAATACAGGCGCGTGCTTGGGGTATACCCCCTAAATATAAAAGCAAAAACTGCAAAAAGCTACAGCATAAATTAATTATGACTGATAATCTTTTATTATCATCACGCCAAATTGGTTTAATATTTATTATAGGTAAGTATTGCTGCCGTTTATATACCCGGGGTTGGCGCGCAACGCTTAATAAATATAAAATCCAACTTTAATCTTTTAACCAATAACCATAAACACAACGCTTGCCTTCTCTACTTGGGTTGTAGGTGTCATTGATTACATGATCTATGACACACGTTAAATGTTTTGATGTGCTTAATATCAATGTGCCTTTCGGTAATTCTTTTTCGCTCATGTGGACCTGACAACCAGAACCAATGAACATAGTCGGAACCCAACGCCATTTAATATCTTTTAAATACTTTTTATAAATCTTTTTCGGAACCCCTTTATATGGGGGTTTTTTCATTAATGATTTAAAGTCGTTAAGAATTTTCATGTAATCTTGATTAGTCGCTATTGCAATTGATCTAATTACACAATCTTGCCTTTCTTTAAACTTTGAACCCCCATTATTATATTTAAATTTCATATTAATTTATTTTTAAGTATTGTTTAACTTTCTTTAGTGTTTCAACTGTTGTAATACTTGGTAATATTTTGCCATCTATTGTTATTGGCTTAATTACATAGACAGCTTTTTTAATACCGGTAAACATATCGCTAAATTTATTTGTATGTTGTATCAAAAATTTATTTTTTGATTTGGACCCGGTTAAAAGTTTATAATTTATATCACCAAAAAACTTTTTATTCTCAGGGGTAAACCAGCTCGGATTTACTTGTTTTAATTGCTGTAGTGTTTTAATCATTGTTTTTTACCTTTTTATTGTTTGTTGTTTGTTTAATAAATAAAATAATATTATGTTTAAAATAAGGCATAAGTTGCCATATTATTGCCTTAATTATAGCCGATAAGGTTATATGACTTTGAGTGTGATTTTAAACCAACACCCGACTTTTGATGGTGATATATAACAAAGGATTAAAATTAGGTGTTGATAAAATTCCTTTGACGTTCAAAGTCATAAAACAACTAAAAGGATAAAAATGAAAATATATAATACTAAAAATATAGCTGCATTTGGTTCTACTTTAAATAGTATTGCCTGCAATCTAGGTGTTAAGTTAAGCTGGAATCAAGTCTCAAATAATTGTTATAGAGTTAAATTAAATCTAGGACCTGAGAAAAAATATCAGAGGTTAGGATTTATGAGAAAGAAAGATAACTCAAGATCAAAGGTAAATGCTGTTTGTTGGCATGGGTATAGAGACTTTTTAAAAGAACTTTATGAGATACCCGGTAACAATTTCAGAGTCGTTACAGCTCAAGCTACTTATAATAATAAACAAGATTTTTATAATAAGTTTGAAAGTACCGGCAATAATAATATTGGTTCAGTAATGGACCCGTTGCCATATAGGAAGGCTTGTAATTGTGAAGACATAAGATCAGTTACTGTAACTCATAAAGAGCTGGCTGCAAATAACTACAATCTTGACCCTAAATATTGGATCAATAAAAAAAATGAGGAGTTAATAAAATGAACAATAGACCTATGTATTTTAAAACTAATATGATTTTTCATAATTCATATTTAGATAAATTAGAAACAGCTATTGAAACAAATAATAATTTAAATGAACAAGAAAAAAATAATTTAATAAAACCTTTGTATAAATTTTATGAGTTTTCAATAAAAAAGAGAAGTAAAGAAGCACCAGAAAAAATAATAAGAGGGAATAATGAATTAAAATGAGTGCTGGCTTTGGTGTATTAATGTTCTTTTATTCTATGGGTTGCCTTTTTATTGGCTTATTTATAGCTTACAAAATAATAAATAGAAAGACAGACGAGAAAAAAGAAAACGATAAATATTTAAAAGAACTAAAAGATAAACTTTGAAAGGGGGTATATATAAAATGAATAAAATAATTTTAATTATTTTATTAGGCTTAACCTTAACAGCATGCGCTAACAAAAAAGTTTTAGTTGGCAAAAAATGCACAATAGATGATGATGTCGCTGGCTATACTAATACAAAAACAGTTACTAAATCATGGATTTGGTTTGTTGAAACAGACACAGACTGGTCCGATCAAATAAATAAAGAAAATTGCTTAGATGGTTGAGCTAAAAATTAAGACCCTGTGCTATTGGATTTTGGCTCGGGGTCTTTTATATCGTCAATTAATGTCGCGTTTGAGTCAACGAGATCAGGAACGTCTGTCCAAGATACAGAAATTTTCTGATCTATATTCTGTTTTATTGGCTTGTTATCAGAGTAAAGGTCAGTTAACTTGCCAGCTAGGTATTGAATAAATTTTGTTTTTTCTCTGATCCATAGTATTTGATTTGGATTTTCTACCTCTTGATACTGGAATATTTGTAACAGCTTATCTATTAAAGTTTGAATACCAATTTTTCTAGCCTCAATAACTGAGTCATTTAGTTGTTTGTTTTTTTTTAAAATGCTGTAGAATTTCTGTAAGCTCATCGGTGAGACAGGAAGGTTTTTGTCCTGTACTATTTCTGTAAGGGTTTTTCCTTCGACTAGATTGCTTATAATAATATCTTGATTTTTTATTAGTTCCAATTCTAGGTTTGACTTTGCTGCTGTAGTAGTCTCTGATTTCTTGGATTGATTTGTTTCTAAATTGTTTGAGCTTTGAGAGTTGTTTGATTCTTGTTTCATCTGTATAATTTGGTTGGTTGAATCCTTTTATATTATTACCGCCATGAAATCTACATAAGTATTTACCATTGGCTGTTAAATATCCTTTTGCTAAACAAGGTCTTTTACTTCTTCTTGTTAGACCCTGACAGAAAACTTTTCGTTGCTTGAACCCTGCCATATTCCTTTTTGTTTTTTGCTACTTTATTCTTATAAAAATAATTTGTTTTCTTTCGAACATTATTAACTATTTTAGGATCAATACTTATATAGGTTTTATTTTTTTCTTCCTGTAATTCAATAGCTTTCTTACAAAGGTATGGGTTATCATTATTAATAATAGCTTTCTTAAGTTGTTCAGGGGGGTATTCATACGCTAATTGTTTTATAATATGGTTCGTATCGCTACCACCTTCTGCAAATACTTTAATAAAGTTACTAATGTTAGTTTTATATGTTAGTTCTTCTAATAGTGACCTATCAGAAACACCGGTGTTCCAATTTGAAACATGAGTGTTTCGTTTTGAAACATCATCCCTAAAACCCACAATATACTTAGCATTTATAGTATATAAAAGCGTAGATTTGAGTCTTTTTTTATGTATAATACCCGCGCTTTCTAAAAGTTTTGTGGTCCTGTATACAGTAGTCCTAGATAAACCTGACATATTAGATATGGTGGCTTTGCGAGGATAGCAAGTTAGAGTTTTAGAGTTAGCAAACTTAAGCAAACATATAAATACTAGAAAGGCGTTGGCTCGTTGCTTGTTTGGAATAGTTCTAAACTGTGGATCATCAAACAAACTAAACTTTACTCGGATATGTGGCTCATATTTTTTATGTTGCATTTTTGCAACACTTTCTATGTTCATCATGTAGTGAATATAAGTAAGCTAACCATTGGTCTTGGCTCATATGGTAAATC